GGGCAAAACCCCAGCATGGACCCGCAAAGAGGGTAAGGACCCAAAAGGCGGGTTGAATGCCAAAGGCCGAGCTTCGGCAAAAGCGCAGGGGATGAATCTCAAACCCCCTGCGCCCAACCCGAAGACGGACAAGGACAAGGGGCGGCGCAAGTCATTCTGCGCCCGCATGGGCGGAATGCCCGGCCCGATGAAAGACGAGAAGGGCAAGCCCACCCGAAAGGCGCTGTCGCTTAGGGCGTGGAACTGCTGACATGAACCGTGGTAGCATGTCCCAACAGATCGAGAATCCCGGAGGGAAGAGGATGGCAAAGACTGGCTTGTATGCTAACATCAACGCCAAGCGGAAGCGCATCGCCGCAGGCTCTGACGAGAAGATGCGGAAACCGGGAACCAAGGGCGCACCGACCGCACAAGCGTTTCGGCAGTCCGCCAAAACAGCGAAGGGGAAGAAATGATGAAAGCTGGCAAGAAGGGCGGCAAGGGCTGCTCGGCTGACATGATCAGCCCGCGCAAGGCTATGGCCATGGGCATGAAGCCCGCAGTGGTCAAAAAGGGCAAGAAGTAAACCATGGCAACCTCAGGGACCCGGACGTTCAATCTGGACGTCGGCGAGCTTATCGAAGAGGCGTATGAGCGGTGCGGGCTTGAAGTCCGCACGGGCTACGACGCGCGCACGGCACGGCGGTCCCTGAACCTGATGTTCGCTGAGTGGGCCAACCGCGGCCTGAACCTGTGGACCGTGAACCAAGCCACGATCACCGTCACTGTTGGTGTCGCGACCTACACGGTCAACGCCGACCACGCGGACATCCTTGAGATGGTTCTTCGTCGGGACGGCACGGACTACGAAGTCGAGCGCATCAGCCGCGGGGACTTCTTCCTTCTGCCCAACAAGACCACGCAGGGGCGGCCGTCGCAGTTCTACTACGACCGCCAGATCGCCCCGAAGATCAGCCTTTGGCAGGTTCCTGAGAACTCGACCGACCAGTTGATCTACTACTACGTCCGCCGCATCGAGGACGCAGGAACCCTGCAGAACACCACCGACATGCCGTGGCGGTTCTATCCTTGCATGGTCGCGGGCTTGGCTTATTACCTCGCCATGAAGCGGGCCCCGGATCGCATGGGAATGCTCAAGGCGATCTACGACGAAGAGTTCACGCGCGCGGCCGAGGAAGACGAAGATCGGGTGCCGTTGAAGCTACAGCCTGATGTGGCCTACCTGAGGTTCTGATGCCATACGCCAGTGGAAAAAATGCTTGGGGTATTTCTGACCGCTCCGGCGTCCGCTTCCGGCTGCGCGACATGCGTAAGGAGTGGACGGGGCTTCTCGTCGGCCCCGACGAGTACGACCCAAAGCATCCGCAGCTGTTCCCGCCAAAGGCGTACCCTGACCCGCAGGCGCTTCGCAATCCTCGCCCAGACCCGGAGGCAGGGCATGTCTATGTCAATGCCGGAGACTGGGTCTTTCCTCCGCTTCCACACCTCGCAGGACCGATCACGGGATCGGTTGGAAGGGTTACGGTAACCACATCATGAGCTTCACTTACGGCCAACTGAAGCAGGCTCTGCAGGACTATCTCGAGACCTCGGAGACTACCTTCGTCAATAACCTCCCGCTCTTCATCCGCCTGTCGGAGGAGCGCATCCTCAAGAACGTCCAGCTGAACCTGTTCCGCAGGAACGTCACGGCCAACGCAACGTCTGGGAACCAGTTCCTCGCTTGCCCGTCGGATTTCCTTGCGCCGTTCTCGTTGTCCTACACGGACGGCGGAAACGATAAAATCTTCGCGGAGTTCAAGGACGTCAGCTTCGTGCAGGAGTACGCTCCGGACGTGGCTGTGACCGGAGCGCCCCGGTACTACGCCCAGTTTGACAACGAGAACTTCATCTTGGGCCCAGCCCCGAACTCGGCGTATTCGATGGAGCTTCACTACTTCTACCGCCCTACCAGCTTGACGGCCGGATCGGACAGTGGGACCACGTGGCTCAGCGTCAACGCCGAACTGACCCTGTTCTATGGCGCGATGATCGAGGCCTACCTATTCCTGAAGGGCGAGCCCGACTTGCTGGCCAGCTACGACAAGCGGTTTCAAGAATCTCTGCTTGGTCTCAAGATGCTGGGCGAAGCCAAGCAAGTCACCGATGAATACCGCAAAGGCATGGTTGTGAGGGCGAAAGAATAATGTTTACTGCCATGTCCGCCCCCGGCTCCGTCAGCGTCATGACGTCCTCCAACGGGGGGCACAGCCCAGAGCAGATCGCTGAGCTTTGTGTTGACCGTCTTATCCGGGTTTCCGACTCAGCCCCGCCAGAGATCGCCATGCAGGCCCGCGCCTTCAAAGAGCAGATGTTGGCCGTCGTCCTGCACTATGTTAGGATGGCCGCAGAACAGGACCGGGCGACGGTTGTGACCAAACTTGAGCAGGCCGGAGCGGCTGACATGGCTCAACAGATCAGGAGACTTTGAGATGGCCTTCACTGGCAACTTCATGTGCACCAGCTTCAAGGACGAGCTCCTCGAGGGCGTCCACGATTTCCGTCTCACGGGCGGCGACACTTTCAAGTTGGCGATGTACACCAACAGCGCCTCGTTCACCGCTGCAACCACCGCATACACCGCCACCAACGAGGTCGCTGCCTCGGGGTCGTACACCGCTGGCGGCGGTACGTTGACCAACGTCTCTCCCGTAACTTCCGGAACCACGGCGTTCACGGACTTTGCCGACCTGTCGTTCACCTCGGCCACCATCACGGCGCGAGGCGCTCTTATTTACAACACGACCCCGGCGCACACCTACACCAACCCGACGGTTGTGGTGCTCGACTTCGGCTCGGACAAAACGTCGACAAGCGGCACGTTCACCATCCAGTTCCCCACGGCAGACGCTACCAACGCCATCATCCGCATCGCTTAATCGTGGGGGTAGGCTGTGTCTCTGGTCCTGTCCGATAGGGTACTTGAAAGCTCGACGACGACGGGGACTGGTACTTTTGCTTTGGCGGGAGCTGTGGCAGGGTTCCAGAGTTTTTCCGCTGGGGTTGGAGACGGCCACACCACGTACTACACGATTACGGACGGGACCTCCGGTGCGTGGGAAGTTGGCATCGGCACGTACACCTTGTCGGGGTCTACCCTGTCCAGAGACGTCATCCTGTCCTCATCCAACAGTGGGTTGGTGGTGACCTTTGCAGCGGGGACCAAGAGCGTCTTCACAACACTCCCGGCCAAGAGGGCGGTGTATACTGGGAGAGCCGTCGCCATGGCTCTTGTGTTTGGATAGGGGGATAACCGATGGCTGCGCCAAACATTGTCAACGTGACGAGCATTATCGGGAAGACTGTGACCGCGGATTTGACTACAACCGCAGCCACTTCGGTATTGAGTAATGCAGCGTCCTCCAATCTAGTCCTTAAAATCAACACCTTGATCGTGTCGAACGTGGACCCTAGCGCCAGTTGTGACGTCACCGTCTCCCTCTACAGCGCGGCCGCTCTTGGCGGGACGCCGATCCAGATCGCAAGCACCATCAGCATCCCTGCGGACACGTCCTTGATCGTGATCAGCAAGGACACGCCCGTTTATCTCGAAGAGAATCGGTCGATTGGTGCAACGGCAAGCGTCGCAAACGACCTGAAGGTCGTTTGTTCCTACGAAGAAATTTCGTGAGGCCTTGATATGACAAGAGCCCCGGGGGGATTTATCTCCGCAACACTCAACTCGTCGAACGGCGGGGCAAGAACCAGTGGCGGTATCTTCACCCTTCCTGAGTACAACGGTTGGTTTCGACGGGTAGGTCAGGTTGCGTACACATCTCCCGGAACCTACACTTTTGTAGCCCCATCTTTTGTCCCAGTCGTTGACGTCGTTGCCATCGGAGGTGGGGGCGGTGGCCTTGGCACCGCGAGCGGGGGCAACGGCGGCGGGGGCGGTGGCCTTGGTTGGGCGAACAACATTCCGGTTGTAGCTGGAGCGTCGTACACGGTCACGGTGGGCGCTGGAGGGACGTCCACAAACAGCGGGACAACCACCACCAACGGAGGCGACAGCTGGTTCGACACCACCGGGACGGTTCGGGGCGGCGGTGGCGGGCGGGCAAACTCAGCGACCGCTGCTACGACTAACACGGGCGGAACCTTTGCCTTCACTCAGAACATTCCCATTGCCCAAACCGGAGGCGGTGGCAACGGCGGGGTCGGTGGAAGAAACACGGCTACCACAAGATCGGGTGGCGGTGGCGGCGCGGGCGGCTATGCGGGGACTGGGGGCGCTGCGGGAACTACTGCGGCAGGAGGAGCCGGAACTGGCGGTGGCGCGGGCGGCGGTGGCGCTAGTGGTTCTACCGCTACGGCTGGTGCTGGTGGCGGGGTGGGGCTCTTGGGACAGGGGGCAAACGGAACTGGCGGCGCTGGCTCAGCTACAGCAGGGGTCGACGGCACCGGAGGCACCGGAGGCTCGGGTGGCACAAACGCAACGGTCGGGCCCTACAACACAACCACAAACCGCTCGACGCCCGGACTCTATGGCGGCGGTGCCGCAGGCTCGGAACTGGCATCCACCGAACACGCCAACGGAGCTGGCGGCGCTGTCAGGATCATCTACGGATTCGGAAGGGCGTTTCCGTCAACGAACACGGGGGACTTGTGATGCGTTTATTTATCCGCATGCTGGACGGCGTTCCGTTCGAGCACCCTATTGTAGAGTCGAACATGAGGGATGCGTTTCCCTTTGTGGACTTGGACAATCTGCCGCCTCAGTTCATGCCGTTTGAGCGGATTCAATGCCCAAGAGCCGATGACGGTAAGATCATTATCAGCGCTGAGTGCCGCTACGAAATTCAGGACGGCGTTGTCCGGGATGTCTGGACGGTCGTCCAAGAGGATGCCCCGCCCGAGGAGGCAGTGTAAAGCTCGCTGTCCCGCATGCGCGGCCTGTGCTAAATTAAAGGAGCTGGCTTAATCTAACGGAGGTGCCGGATGTTAGGTTTTTATCCGCTGTCATCCGCTCCGCTTAGTTCGAGCGACATTTTTACAGCTAGTGTAGTCATAACGGTCCCCGTCACGGGCGTTTCTGCCACGGGAGCTGTTGGGACTGTTTCAGTCACGGGGACTGCCGTTGTTCCCGTCACGGGCATTTTTGCCACTGGGGCTGTTGGGACTGTTTCGGTCACGGGGACTGCCGTTGTTCCCGTCACGGGCGTTTTTGCCACGGCGGCTGTCGGCACAGTCACTGTTGCGGCATCCACCGACGTTCCCGTCACGGGCGTTTCTGCCACTGGGGCTGTTGGGACTGTTTCGGTCACGGGGACTGCCGTTGTTCCCGTCACGGGCGTATCTGCCACAGGTACTGCCGGAACGGCTGTGGTTTCAACCTTCGCTGACGTTCCGGTCACAGGCCTCTCCGCCACGGGCGAGATTGGAACTGTTGCTGTTGCGGCATCCACCGACGTTCCCGTCACGGGCGTTTCTGCCACAGGTGCTGTTGGCACTGTCGTAGTCTCAATCCCGGTTGACGTCCCTGTCACTGGCGTAGCTGCCACGGGGGCTGTTGGAACTGTTGCTGTCACGGGCACCGCCCTTGTCCCTGTCACGGGCGTATCTTCCACGGGGGCTGTTGGCACTGTCGTAGCCTCAATCCTCATTGACGTCCCTGTCACGGGCGTATCTGCCACGGGCGCTGTCGGTAGTGTCTTGGTAGCCGTTCCCGGAGTTACCCCTGTCGAGGGCGTATCTGCCACGGGCGCTGTTGGCAGTGTCTTGGTCTTCGCGGGTTCTGTCATTGTCCCTGTCACTGGCGTAGCTTCCACGGGAGATGTTGGAACTGCTGCGGCCACGGGCACCGCCCTTGTCCCTGTCACGGGAGTTTCCGCAACCGGGTCTGTTGGAACTGTCGTAGTCTCAACTCTTGTCGACGTCTTGCTGACAGGCGTATCTGCCACTGGCGCTGTCGGTGACGTTGAGGCGGGGGATATTGTCAACGCCCCAGTGACAGGCGTTTCCGCAACCGGGTCCGTTGGCTCAGTTGCCGTTGAGGGCTCTGCTCTGGTGGCGCTTAGCGGGGTCTCCGCAACAGGCGTTGTTGGCGCGATCCCCTTCAACACGTCGGTGCTTGTGACTGGCGTCTCGGCCTCAGGCTTTGTCGGCACCGTCTTTATCTGGACCCAGATTGTCCCTGCACCAGCGACCAATTGGGACCCCATTAGCCCGGCGGTGACCACGACGTGGGGTACTCTTTTTCCTGCCCCCGGCTCCGTCTGGGCGCAAGTTTCCCCTGCCCCGCCCACCGCGTGGAGCGCTTTTTCCCCTGCCCCCGGAACAACGTGGGCGCAGGTTACTCCGGTCGCGGCTGACTCGTGGACAGCCGTCTCGCCCTCTGCCCCCACCTCATGGAACGGTATTACCCCTGCTCCCGGTTCGACGTGGACGCAGGTCAATACAGATGCTATAAATTCATGGACCGAGGTGCAACCAGCACCGTCCACCACTTGGACAAACATCGCGGCGTAAGGAGGCGATATGGCCAGCACGTATACAGCGAACAGCGGCATTGAGCTCATTGCAAGCGGCGAACAGTCCGGCACTTGGGGCACAACGACCAACACCAACCTGTCGATTGTTGACCGACTGGCGAACGGGGTTGGGGTGATTTCTCTCGCAGGTACAACCCACACGCTGACCACCTCTGACGGGGTTCTCTCGGACGGGCAGTACGCGGTTCTGGTTTTTGTCGGGGCCCCTTCCGGCACGAACACGGTGACGATTTCGCCAAACGACGGGCAGCACGTCTACATCGTCAAGAACTCCTCTGGCGAAAGCGTAATCCTGACCCAAGGTTCGGGAGGCAACGTCACTGTAGCCAACGGCGACACCAAGGTTGTGTACTCCGACGGAACCGGAGCAGGGGCCGCGGTCGTAGACATCACCGCTGACTTCGCTATGTCGAGCGTCAAAATCACCGGGGGTTCGATCACCGGGATCACCGACCTTGCTATCGTGGACGGGGGCACTGGAGCGTCGGATGCGTCCACTGCCCGGACCAACCTCGGCCTCGCCATCGGCACGAACGTGCAAGCCTACGACGCGGAGCTCACCGCCATTGCCGCTCTCGCAGTAGCCGATGGAAACATCATTGTCGGCAACGGCACGACTTGGGTCGCCGAAAGCGGCGCGACTGCCAGAACCTCTCTTGGTCTTTCCATCGGCACAGACGTACAGGCCTACGACGCCGGACTTCAGTCGATTTCCGGGCTGACGACGTCTGCCGATCAGATGATCTATACGACGGCTCTGGACACCTACGCCACCACGGGGCTCACCGCGGCTGGGCGAGCAATCCTTGACGACGCCGACGCCTCTGCTCAGCGCACGACCCTTGGCGTTGCCATCGGCACTGACGTGCAGGCGTATGATGCGGCGCTTCAGTCCATCTCTGGGCTGACGACGTCTGCAAACCAGATGATCTACACGACGGCCCTCGACACCTACGCCACCACGGGCTTGACCGCTGCTGGCCGCGCCATTCTTGATGACGCCGACGCCTCTGCCCAACGCACGACCCTCGGCCTCGCCATTGGAACAAACGTGCAGGCCTACGATGCGGAGCTGACAGCCATCGCAGGACTCGCGGTCACCAATGGAAACTTCATTGTCGGCAACGGCACGACGTGGGTTGCCGAAAGCGGCGCGACGGCGCGGACCTCTCTTGGCCTCGGCACGATGGCGACTCAGGCTGCGTCGTCTGTGACGATCACTGGCGGCTCTATCACGGGCATTACCGATCTGGCTGTCGCTGATGGTGGAACCGGGGCGTCTGACGCGGGCACAGCTCGGACCAACCTCGGCCTTGCTATCGGCACGAACGTGCAGGCCTACGATGCGGGGCTGCAGTCGATCTCCGCCCTGACGACGTCTGCCGACCAGATGATCTACACGACGGCGCTCGATACCTACGCCACCACGGGGCTTACCGCGGCTGGTCGCGCTATCCTCGACGACGCGGATGCGTCTGCTCAACGCACGACTCTTGGCCTTGCCATCGGCACGAACGTGCAGGCCTACGACGCTGAGCTGACCGCCATCGCGGGTCTTGCGGTTACCGACGGAAACATCATTGTCGGCAACGGTACGACTTGGGTTGCCGAGAGCGGAGCGACGGCGCGAACCTCCCTTGGTCTCGCCATCGGCACAGACGTGCAGGCCTACGACGCTGAGCTGACCGCCATCGCAGCTCTTGCGGTTACCGACAGCAACTTCATTGTTGGTAATGGTACGACTTGGGTTGCCGAGAGCGGCGCGACGGCGCGAACCTCCCTTGGTCTTGGAACCATCGCCACGCAGGATGCTTCTTCTGTGACGATCACGGGAGGCACCATCAACGGCACCGCCATTGGCGGGTCCACCGCCGCCGCGGGGGCATTTACCACGGTGTCTGCGTCAGGCGACGTGACGATTGCCGACAAGATTGTACACGATGGAGATACGAACACCTCCATTCGCTTCCCTGCCGTTGATACGGTGACTGTGGAGACTGCGGGGGTGGAGCGTCTAAGGGTTGCCCCTTCCGGCGACGTGACTTTCTCTAACGGAATTATTCAGACAGTCTTTGCTTTGTCCGGCACCACTCCTGCGTTGGACCCGACCAACGGCACGATCCAAACATGGACGCTCACGGCCAGCTCGACCCCTACCGACAGCTTGGTTGCGGGCGAAAGCCTGACGTTGATGATCGATGATGGCACGGCCTACACAATCACGTGGCCGTCTGTGACGTGGAAGACTGACGGCGGAACCGCGCCGACGTTGAACACGACGGGGTTCACCGCTATCATCCTGTGGAAGGTTGGGTCCGTGCTGTACGGCGCTCGGGTGGGTAACGCATAATGATCGGAGCAAATCTTCTCAGCGCGACGTCGTCGTCTCAGGGTTCGAGGGCCATCGCCGTAGGCGTCACCTCTTGGCCTAATTTGATGGTGTACTCGTGGAACAATGGGTTTGGGGGTTTGTTTAGCAGTCCATCCACACCTGTTCCCGGAACTGTTCGAGGTGTGGCTTTTAGTCCCGACGACTCGGCCATCGCCGTAGCGCATCTTACCACCCCGTTTATCACGGCCTACCCTTGGACGGCCTCTGGGTTCGGGACTAAATACACCAACCCGGGAACGCTTCCTGCAAGTACGGGCAACGGCATAGCCTTTAGCGGCGACGGCTCCGCTGTCGCCGTGGCCCATGCCGTAACCCCCTTCGTCACGGCCTATCCTTGGTCTGGCTCTGGGTTTGGAAGCAAGTATGCCAACCCCGCCACGCTGCCTGCAGGCACTGGAGAGGATATTGCCTTCACCGCAGGCGGCTCGGCCGTAGCTGTGGTTCACCAAACCACCCCTTTCGTCACGGTCTATCCTTGGTCCGGCTCTGGGTTTGGGACTAAATACACCGACCCGGGAACGCTTCCTACAGGCACGGGCAATGACGTGGCCTTTAGCCCTGATGGCTCCGCCGTGGCCGTGGCACACACCACCAGCCCGTTCATTTCGGTCTACCCTTGGTCCGGCTCCGGGTTTGGAAGCAAGTTCTCAGACCCCGCCGCCCTCCCCGGGAACATCGGGTTTGGCGTAACTTTTTCTCCAGACGGGTCCTACGTCGCCGTAGCGCACAGCGTCAGCCCGTTCATTTCGGTCTACCCTTGGTCCGGCTCCGGGTTCGGCACAAGATATGCAGACCCTGCCACGCTGCCTACTGGGAACAGCAGCGGTGTTGCATTCAGCAGTGACGGGTCGAGCATTGCTGTAACGCACATCAACGCCCCCTACGTTACGGCCTACCCTTGGTCTGGCGCTGGGTATGGGACTAAGTACGCCGACCCGACCGTTCTGCCAACCAGCGCTGCCAACAGCGTGGCCTTCTCCAATGTTGGCAACGCCCAGCCCGCGTATACCGAATACATCGCCGTGGTCACCGACGCGTCTCCTCGTGTTTTAGCCTATCCTTGGTCGGGGTCTGGTTTCGGAACAAAGTACGCCAACCCGGCCACACTTCCTCCATCTACATCCTTTGGCGTGGCTTTCAGTCCCGACGGTTCAGCGCTTGCGGTAGCCCACGACTCGGGATTTGGCGTAACCGTCTACCCATGGTCCGGCTCTGGTTTTGGTACCAAGTATGCCGACCCGGCCGTTTCACCCGGAAGTGGCAGAGGCATAACTTTCAGCCCTGATGGCTCGACTATCGCTCTGGCAGTAAGCGGCAGCCCTAACATCGCGGCCTACGCTTGGTCCGGTTCTGGGTTTGGGTCTAAGTACGCCAACCCGGCCACGCTTCCAACGGGCTCTGGAACCGGGATAGCTTTCAGCCCCGACGGCTCGGCTATCGCTGTATCTCACCAAACCACCCCCTTCATTACGGCCTACCCTTGGTCTGGTTCTGGGTTTGGAACCAAGTACGCCAACCCGGGAACGCTTCCACCGGGCGACACAGATGGTATAGCCTTCAGCGGCTCGGCTATTGCCGTTGTTCATAGCCTTACTCCTTTCGTCTCGGCCTACCCGTGGTCCGGCTCTGGGTTTGGCTCTAAGTATTCCAACCCCAGTACTCTCCCAGCCGGACAGGGGGGCGGAGTGGCCTTCAGCCCCGACGGCTCGGCTATCGCCGTAGCACACATAACAACCCCTTTCTTCTCCGCCTACCCTTGGTCTGGCTCTGGGTTTGGGACTAAATACACCAACCCGGGCGTACTTCCGGCGGGCACTGGGACTGCAGTGGCTTTTAGGTCTAACACAGGCTCCGACTTGGCTATGGCTTCCAGTTTTAGCAGCTATCTTTATGTTTACCCTAGACTTTCCGGAGGAGGCCCCGGTACTAAGTACGCAGACCCGTCCACGCTTCCAACGGGTATCACCCGTGACGTAACCTTTGGGCGAGTCATACTATAGCCACAGAAGGAGGAATCCGTGGAAAACACTGAAGCACCTAAGACCCGTGAAGAAATCCTGCAAATGTCGCTCGAGGCCCGAGTGCAGGAGGTCATGCACTACCAGATCAACATCGACAACTACGTCATCGCCTTGAACGAGATCGCAAAGTTGTCGCAAGAAGAACAAGCCGAGCTCTCCGAGTTCTCCAGCCAACTCCGTGGCCTGCTCGCCTCGGAAAAACTTGAGCAGAAGAAGGCAAAGATCATGCTCGAGGTCATCCGGCAGCAGGTCGAAGCGTAACCCGTCAAGCGAACAGAAAGGATACACAATGTTCGTCAAGGCCACAAACGGCGCAATCGTCCAGTACCCCTACAGCGTGGGTGCGCTTCGCCGCGACAACCCCAACACCAGCTTCCCGAGGACCATCCCCGACGAGGTTCTGGCCGAGTACGGCGTGTACGAGGTCAAGAGCCCCCCGGCCCCGGACCACGATCCGGAGACGCACTTCGTAGAGTATGCCCCTGTCCCAGCCCTTGTGGACGGGGCATGGGTGTACGTTCCGTCCGTGCGCCCGCTTTCCGTGGAGCAGCTCGCCGCGCGCACCGCTTCTCGGGCCTCGGGCATTCGCGCTGAGCGCGACAGCCTGTTGGCCGCCACCGACTGGACGGCGCTGTCTGATGTGACCATGAGTCCGGAGATGGCTGCCTACCGTCAGGCTCTTCGCGACGTCACGTCGCAACCGGGTTTCCCGGACACCGTAACTTGGCCCGCAAAACCGGAGTAAGCCATGACCACTGAGATGCTCTGGAGCGCAGGCCTGTCAGCCATCCTCGCCCTCGTGGGCTGGGTTCTCAAAGGCCATTCCGACGAGGTTCAGCGGCTGCAGATTCTGCTCAACCGCACCCGCGAAGAGATGGCGCGGGACTACGTCACCAAGACCGACGTGCAGTCCAGCATCAATATGCTCATCGCTCGGATCGACAACCTCGACCAAAAGATCGACTCCCTGCTAAGAAGCTTGGCGAAGTGAGCGAGTCATCGTTTGGGGGCTGTAAATGTTCGACCCTGCCAGCATAGGACTTGCCATCAGCGTCGGCAGCAAGGCTTTTGGCCTGTTGAAGCAGGGCATCGCCGCTGGCCGTGAAATACAAGACATGGCCTCTCAGTTGTCGGAATGGGGCAAGGCCGTCTCTGACATTGCCTATGCTGCACAGAGGGCCGACGAGCCGCCGGGTGTGTTCAAGACACTGTTTGGCGGCAAGACCCACAATGCCATCGACATCTTCGCCGCGCAGAAGCAGTGCGAACAGCAGCGCAAGGAGCTGAAGCAACTCATCACATACCAATACGGGCACGATGCGTGGCAACAGTTCACCGACATTGAGCGCAGGGTGCGGGAGCAACAGCGCGAGCAGGTTTACCGCCGCCGCGAGATCATCGAGGGAATCGTTGAGTTCTTGCTGTGGTCTGGCATAATCCTGACCACCATAGTGATATCTAGCGTCGGCCTCTACTTCTGGGGCCGCTACTTAGGGAGATGGTAGATTGAGACTTGCCCTTGTCCTCTTGGTCGCTGGATGCGGCCCTGTTACTGTGTCCTCGGTGGCCTACACCACTGCCTGCCCCAAAGGTGACCGACAGTGCGAAATTCGGCAGAACGCAGAGACGCTCTACTACATGGCCATGCCCGACGCGGCCAACGAACTGCTTTGCTCTGGCGACACGCGGGACGTTATGGGTGCGCTCTGCTCTGTCTACTGACAGCCACGGCCAACGCCCAAGTCACGGGCGATCTGAACACCAACAGCGGCAACACCAACTCGACCATCGACAGCAACAACGTCTCCACCAGCGAGACGAAGAACTACAACGGCGCAGGCTCTTCCCCGTTCTCAACCCCTGTGCCGACCGCCGCCGCGCCGACAGTCATGGGTGGTGGGGGTAACGACAGCTGCCTCATCCCAGAGCAGAGCGCCTACCAGATCAGCATCTTTGGCCGAGCCAAGGGTAGCATGGTTCAAGACCCCGAGTGCAACCGCCGCAAGGATGCGCGCCTCTTGGGCACCCCGCAGGAAAGCGGTGGCCTCGGCCTGCAGGTCTCCGGCATCTCGGTCATGTGCGACA